TCCCCGCCTCTCGATGTGCTTCTCGTCAACGGCCCAGTTGAGCGCGGTCGATAGGCGCATCAGCTCATATCGCGCTGTGGAGTCCGCGACGGGCCGACCCTTGCGATAGGTCTTGCACATCTTCTCGTCGACAAGCGCCGGGTCGACGCCTTCCCAGAAGGGTTTCATCGCCTTCCATGCGTCTTGCGACCGGATATGCGACGGCTTGCCAGCGATGCTGGCGATATAGGCCGTCATGATCCGACCCACGGTCCACGGTGAACCGTCGGATTTTTCCCAGAAGGCGCGAGCTTCCGCTTCGGCGCTCGGCCTATCTGTCGATTGGAGTTGGCGTCGGCGACGAGTGATTTTCGACTGGGGGTCGGCTGGGTCTGCTCGCTGCCAGGTGACGAGGGCGAATCCGCCTCGGAATTTCTGGACGCTATACGGCTCTGGCTCGGTTCCGCTGGACATTTCTCATACCTCTCGACCTCGGCTGCACTGATGCGGATAAGCACACCGATTTTGAATGATTGCAATCTGCCGTCGGCGATCAGCTTGCGGACCATGCTGGGGCTGACGTCCCAGCGCGCCGCGAGTTGCGGCACGGAATAGGGTCTCGTTTCGTGGGCGGGATCGTCGATGACCTGGTGTTTCACGACCTATGCTTTCTGGTCTTGCGATAAGGTAGGATTCCGCGTGCCGCTGCATAGTCGAGGAGCCGCTCAGATGCGCGATACCACTCGCCGCGCAGGTGCTCGGGGCGCAGCGCGTTGTGGAGCACTCCCTCGAACGACTGTGGCGCCTTGAACAGCGCGATCATGTGCAGGTCGGTCGGAAAAGAAATCTGCAATGCGTGGAGCCGATCCAGCGGCTTCGTCGAGTAACCGATTTTCACCGGGCCGTGATCGCCTTGGCGGATAAAATAGATGTAGGTTTCGCAACAGTCTGGGCAAAAGGGTGGGATCTCCGGAACGGGAGCGGCTGCTTCGCTTGCGGCATGTGCCCGCAGCACGTCGGCCGCGCCGGTGCCAACGAATGCTACGAGCTCATCGTGCGACAGCTCGACCTCGCTTTCCGTAGCGAGCCCGTTGTCGATCCGATGCAGGATGGCGGATAAGTCCGTCATTCCTCATCATCCCAATGCTTGTTGAGGATGCGCGCCACCTTCTCGGCGATATCCTCGCGGTTCGAAATGTAGAGCGATAAGATCAGGATCGGATAGTTCAGGCTGATCGACTTTCGCCCATCCTCATGCAGGACCGGAGCCTGCTGAAAATGCACGGCGATCTGCGGTTCGTTGATCTCTTCGCGGTCGAGGTTGCGCAGATACGACGTCGCGCTCACTGTGAAGCACTGGTGCGGGGCGTCAGCCATGATCGATATTCCTCTGCTCGACATCGAAGCTGATCGCGACGACCCAAGGGTTCGCTTCCCACGCCGCGGCGCCGTTGATTTGATCCCATAGCTTCCGGTAGCCAGCCTTGAATGTCTCCGGCGGCGAGAGATAATCGTTGCGCATCACGACCGGCGCTGCGTCGCAGCCTTCGGCGATTGCGTCGGACTCGCTGCAGTCCTGCAACCGCTCGACCCGCACATCCGTCACGGTCAGCGTAAGCCGCGACATCCACCGGCGCATGAAGAGCGAGACGCGGGTCTTGCCGCCCAGCTCGCGCTCACTGTCGGCCAGATACTCGATGGCCGTCGTTTCCGGATCCATGTCGGTCGGCTTCGGGCACCGCCCAAGGTCGTCGTCATAGAAGTCGAGGCCGTAGTTTGTCCGCCACGTCTCCTTCACCCAAAGCCGGTCGCCCGGCTGGATCAGATGCGCCGTGCCGAGCGTGGCGATCTGGTTGAGGCCGAGATTCGGCGGCGGATAGTCAGGGAAATACCGCGACGGCGGCATCTCACCGGTCTCCTTCGCATTGCGCACGACGTAGAGCGGGCGGCGCGTCTGGGTCTTGCGACCTTCGAGCAGCGCGCGGACCATTGGCGCGGAAAAGAGGATGGGGCGGTCGGTCACGGCGCTTGCCTCCGCAGCCGACGGCGGATGCGGTAGAGGTAGCGCATCTGGACGACCTGCAGGGCGAGGATGGCGAACAGGAGGCCGCCGAGAATCATGGCTTGGTTGTCGGTCATGCTGCCTCGCCTTCCAATTCCAGCGGAGTGAATTCCGGATGCTTGCTCGCCATGTGGCGCTCAAGCTGGACGAAATGCCGGTTGCAGCACGGGCAGATGCCCGCCTTCGCGCGCTTCGTGATCTTCGTGGCGTGGCCCTTGTAGCCGTTGGCGCGGCGGCGCTGGTGTTCGGCTTCCTCGCGTGCTTCGCGAACCTCGTCATCACGCTGGGCGACGCGCTGCTCGGCGCGCTGACGGGCCAGGCGCTCCTCTTCCAGTTGCTCCCGCAGCTTCTGCTCCGGGGTCTTGCCGAGAATGTAGCTCTGGCTGTGCCCGTTCGGGCAATAGAAGGTTTGGCCGTTGCGCTGAAGCTGGTCGTACATCGACTGTTCCAGCCCGAATTTTACGCGGCAGGCCTTGTTGGCGCAGATTTCGGTGGCGAACTGGGTCATGCCACGTCTCCCTTCGCGTAAGGAAAGATGATGTCGTCGCCGAACTGGAACGGCTTCTGCGGCACGACCGGGCCGAACCGCGCGAGATAGCGCTTGCTGTGCTTCGCCCAGACCTTCTTGCCCCACGACGTGCCGCCGTGGAATTCTGACGCGGCCGCGCGGAGCGCGCGCTTGCGGTCGGCGACGGTTGCATCCTCAGGCAGGCTCGCGTGAACCCGCTCGATCGCTTGGGAGGCCATGTGCTGCCAGTCCATCACGCGTCCTCTTCGGCCCGCATCAACTTATCGATGTTCGCGCCCGACATGTTGAGATAACCCCGGCACAACCGCATTTTGCGCGGCGTCTTCCCATCGTCGGGGTAGGCGAACCCGTTGGCGTTCTGGATGTCGATCGGCACACCCTTATGGCAAAAGAACTGCCCGCCAGCCTTGAGCGCAGCGATCGTCTTCTTCCATTCCTCGGTGTCGGCCTGCTCCGGCGAGCCGGGACGGAATGCGCAGTTGTTGCAAGGCTCATGGAACGATGAAAGCCGGTCGTCCGCATCGATCATCTGCGCCGGGTCAAACGGCTCCCACAGCGCCTTGCAGTTTTTGCAGACGCGGATCGTACGAGAATAGAACCCCTTTGGGCTCGGCGCATCGACGTCGACCGTCGCGCGGCTCGCGCACTTAGGGCACTGGTCGGCGCCCTTCACTGCCGCCTCCCCTTCTTCATCAGCTGCTTCGCGGTCTTCCGCTTGCCCTGGACGATGCCGACGTCGAGGTTCGCCTCGACCATCTGCATCAGCTTGGCGCGCTGCTCCGGCGTGTCGGGCCAGTCGCCGAGTGCGAAGAGCGTCCCGGCCTGCAGCCCGGCGAAGATGATGCCCGCGGTCGCGGCGGCGGTCACAGCATCGCGCGGATCCTCGAACTGCGACATCGCGCGTTCGAGAACGTGGCGGAAGTTGTCGACCATCTGCTGGATCGGGACGGCGTAGAGGTCTGTCGTCATCTTACTTCTCCGTCTGCTGCGGACCGCGCGGCCGAATAAATCCTTCGTCGATCAGCGCGCGGATGTGCCGGACGCGTTCGGGCGAGAGGGCGGTGGCGCGCCGACGGGCAAAATCGGCATTGCGTTCGCGCCCCCTCGCCACGAGCTGGTCCAGACTGAGCGGCTGCGGGGGGGTGGGCCGCTGGCGTCTGAACCAGCCGAACATCACTTGACCCCGAGCCGCTCTTTCGCCGCCTCGTGGGCGGCGTCGCAGCGGTCGTTGTCGAAGTCGCTGAGCTGCGGCATCCACGTCATCCAGTTGGCGTGGACGCCCTTGAGATCGATCGCGGTCGTTGCCGCATCGAAGCGCGAGACAAGCTGGTCGACGATATCGCCATCTTCCGAGGCGCCGGATGCCTCAGGGGCGGCCTCTTGTGCGGGCTCCTGCTCCTGCTCCGGTTCGGGTTCAGGCTCGGAGGGCTTCGTCTCAGCCTTTTTCGCCGCCGGCTTCTTCTCGGCGGGCTGCTCCTGCTCGACGGCTCCGTCGTGCTGGTCGCCGTGCTGCGCGTCGCTGCGGCCTTCGGCGGCGGTGGGATTGTCGGCGGTGGCCGTCTCCACGAGTTCGCCGGTCTCGGGATCGTGCGGGGTGTCTTCGCCCTGCTCCTCCTCCGCAAGCTCGTCGGCGGTCGGCAGCGCGGTCGGCGCGTCCGGCTCGATCGCGAGAACCTGGCCGGTGGACGACGCCAGCAAGGCGTCATCATCCTCGCGGCCCTCGACATCGAGGATGTCGCCAGACATCGGCAACGTCTTCGCGTGCCGGCGCATGACGGTTTTCTTCGCCATCTCGCCGAACCAGTCGACCCACGGCCCCTTTGGCTCGATCGGCTTCTTGGTGCGGCGATCGATCATGCCGATCGCGCCGGTCTTGCTCACCTGACGCACCTTGTTGATCTCGGCGCGCGACATGACCTCGTAGGACATGGTGCCGTCCATGTAGGTAGCGATCGAATAGGCTGCGACGATGTTGTCGTCGGTCGCCTCCTCGTCGCTCAGCAGCAGGTCTGGCTTGTGGCGCAGCATCCGCTCGGTGCCCTCCTCATAGAGGAAGGTGCCGCGCTCATATTCAGCGCGGTAAACGACCTTCGCCGTGATGTCGCGGATCTCGCCCGACTGCAAAATCTTCTTCCGCAGGCCGAACACCATGGGCATGTACTGCGCCATCTTCACCGAGACCCAGTTGCCGTTCTGGTTCACGCGATTGTTGAAGATGACCAGCGCGGCCTCGCGGCCGTCTGGCAGCAGCCCATCCTGCGCCGCCTTCATCACGGAAAGCAGCAGCGACTGGCGGTCGGCGCGCAGAAGATCGGGGTTCGCCTGCACCGCGGTGATGATGGTGCGCTGGAACTTTTCCGGCGAGATATGCGACGGCAGCGCCTTGCGCAGCTGCTCGGCGCCCTTTTCGAGCTCGTAGGCGAGACCCTGCGGCGTGCTCGGGTCAGGGCGACGAACAGCGGAGGAGTCGGCGTCGCGGGTGGCGATATTGGTCTGGGCGTTCATGGTCAGAGGCTCCGGAGGTGGAAGAAGATGCGGCGCGCCGCGTCGGTGTCGGGCCGCGCGCGGTGCGCGTCGCCGTGGTCTTCATCGAAGAAAAAGCGCATCGCCTCGGTGAGAGACGGCCATTTCCAATCTTCAGAGAAGCGCGGCTTTTCCTTGAGGATGCGGCAGATGTTGGTTGACTTGCGCATCGTGCAGAAGGTCGGGAGCATGTTGTCCCACTTGTCACCGGTGACGCGCGCCGCATGGATCCGCATCATGCGGATGTCGAAGCTGACATTGTGGCCGCCGAGCATGTCGGCCTGCCGCACCAGATCAGTGAACCGCTCGTGCGCCTCAAGCGGCGAGAGGCCGTCTGCTTCGCACATTTCGCGCGTGATGCCGTGGATAGCGGTCATGTCCGCCGGGATGTCGACGCCGTTGTTGATGAGGCAATCGAGCGAACCGATCTTCTCGTTGGTGTCGGTGTCCCAAAGGTCGGCAGCCAGGTCGAGCACATAGGGCTGGCTCGGGTCGTCAGACGGCGATGACCACTGAGGTAGGCCGGTCGTCTCGGAATCGAAGATTAGAACTTTCATCTGTTTTTCCTCATGTTCTGCGGGGGGATCAGCGGAAGCTGGCTTTTGCGACGGGCGATGCAGATCGCGGCTTGTACCGGGAGCGACAGGCGCCACGGCCCATCGCCAAAGCCTCTTGCGGAGTTCGACCGCGATTGATGCGATGCCAGATGCGGCGCGCAGGCAGATCAAGCCTCTCTGCCCAGCCTTCCAGAGTGAGCGTTTCGCCTTCGAACTCGATCAACACGTTCCCGCGGCGGTTGCGGCACTGTGTTTTGCGATCGGCCCAGCGGCAGTTTTCGGGCGAGTACGGCCCGTCATTGTCGATCCGGTCGATCGTGCCCCCGGCGGGACGGGGTGCCATATCGCGGTAGAAAACCTCGAAGTCCTGCCATCGCTCACAGACGAAGATTCCGCGCTCGCCATAGTTGTGATAGGCTTGGTTTTCGGGATTTTCGCACCGATCGCGCATCGCCCACCACACACGCTGGAGAGCCTTGCGTTCAGCGGCATCTGGTCGCTTCACCTTGCTCGGCTTGCGGCATTCAGAGCACCCGACACGCTTCCCGTTGCGAAGATCGCCCGCCTTTACCAGTCGGATTTGCCCACAGTCGCAACGGCACTCCCAGAATTTCTTTCCGGTGAAGCGCAGCACCGTGAAGCGACCGAAGCGCTGCCCAGTAAGGTCGCAGAGAAAGAAGCCGGTCATCAGCGGAACACGCTCTTCACGGTCGGCCAGATTTTAACCCCTTCAAGGCTGCGCGTCCCGGCCTTCACTCGGCGGGCAATGGCCTTGTCGATCGCCTCGCGGACCTTCTCGTCGTCGGCGACATGGATGAACGCGACCTCGTAGTCCGTGACTTCGCTTTTCCATTCCTTCTTGCCGGACACGGTCGCGCCTTCGTCGCTGCGTACCGGCTCGGACTTCGTCGGCGCGGCGGGCGCGAGGGCTGCGGCTGCCATCGCCTGCTCTGCCTTGGCGGCGGCTTCGCGTGCGGCCTCTTCGGCGGCGGCGCGCTCTGCATCGTTTGCGGCATTGGCAGCGGCGGCTTCTGCCTCACGTTCTGCCTGCTCGCGCGCGGCCTCGGCGCGGGCGGCTTCCTCGGCGGCGGCACGCTGCTGGGCCGCGATGCGCTCGCGCTCCGCCCTCGCTTCCGCTTCCTTTTTCGCGACATACGCGTCGGCGGGCGTGCTGACTTTCTTCATGCCGGCTTCGAGCCGCTCGATCAGAGCGTTCTTCTCGGCATCGACGAGGCGGCCGCCGTCCAGATAGGGCTGTTTCACCAACTTGTGCGTCGCCTCGACATGCGTTTTCGCAGCGCGGATCATCTTCGCCAGCGTGCCGGCGCGCGCCAGCTCGTCGTCATTGGTGACGCGGACGCGCGAGACCGAGCCATAGTCCTCGGGCTTTTCCGGGTTCAGCTTCCCGACCATCTCGTCGAGCCGCGACAGGAAGTCGGGCCGATCCGCGAGCAGCGCTTCCTTGAACTCGGCGGGGATGACTTCTTCGAGCGGCGGCTTGTTATGGTGGCGGTCGGCGATCGGCTCGGCCTGCTTCGGCCATTCCTTCACACCCTCAAATGCGGTAGCCATCGGAAATCCTTTCAAAAAGGCAGCGGATTGTCGGAGGAAAGCGGATCATATTTCTGCCCGCGGTTGGCGTAGGCGCTGTCCGGAGCGGCACGCTGGGCCCAGCGGCGGCGGCCTTCACGCATGCGAAAATCAGCCTCGCTGATCGGACGGCGCGCGCAGGCGGGCCAAACCCGTTCCAGATCGATGAGCGAACCGTCGTCGCACTGAGCCTGCCAGCGCCAGCCGCGGTCCATTTCCTCGCCGGTGACAGGATCGAGCGGCGCGCCGAACCAGATGCGAATGCCGATCGCGACGGTGTCGGCGCCAAGGCGGACGCGATAGAAGCCCGCGACGGGAGTCTCAGTGTCGAAGCCCGCGTAGCTGCGTTCAAGCGCGCGGCGCTCGCCATAGGGGACGGCCGAGCGGGTCACGCTGCCAGCCTCCCTGCCTCACCGGCCAGCCGCATCGCAGCGCGATACCGCTCGCGCGTTTCTTCGCGGGCCTGCTCGACGGTGCGGCCGCGCAGCACTGCCACGATGGGATATTCGGCGATGGCAACACGGCCGCGCGCCAGAACCGCTGCCGCCGCGTCGATGCGCGCCAGCTCGTCCTGCAGGTGCCACGCCAGGCGGGTCGCTGCCGGGATCGTGTCGGTCGACGGCTCGGCCTGCGGAAACGCGCGGCGCTCCAAGGCCTCGTCGATCGCCGCTTCGGTGCGGTCGAAAGTGTAGGGCGCGCGGGTCATCGCGACACCTGCGCGACCGGGCGCGACAATGCCGCAAAGGCGTTCTTCACCTCTGCGATGCCGCCGCCGAGGATGCAGGCGAACAGCATCAGCAGCACGAAAGTGCGCGCGCGGATCAGGCGGGGTTCGGGACGCTCGAACATCAGCGAGCGCCCCCGAGAACGACGGCCAGCGCGAGCAGGTCGATGAACACGACGGCCGCCGCGAACAGGCCGAACCACGGCATGGCCGTGATGCGATCTTCCATGACGCGCCGGGCGCTATCGCTGCCGATCAGCGCGTCGGGAATGATCGCGGAAATGAGGGATGCAACCCCTGCCCGCCTCGTCGGCAGGGGGTGCTTGGGGGTATAGCCGGAGGTGTCTGCTCGGTGCGGGGGGGCGGAGGAAACGAGCGCGACGGGGTGCCGAAGGCGACGGCTGGCGATTACGCGGCGAGCGGTCTTCTGACCTTGCGCGATTTCGTGGTGGGACATTGCTTCCTCCTTTGCACGGAAGAAGCAATTATCGTTTTACGTTAGACGGCGCAAGCCCTTTTTATCGCATATCGCACAACGGCCCTAATCGGTGAGCCTGAGGGTCAGCTTGACGCGGCCCAGCACCATGAACTGCTGGCGGCCCAGATAGATCGGCTGATGCGCGGGGTTCGACGTTAAAGGGATCAGCGCCGCCGGCGAGGCCTGGTACTGCTTATAGGTCGTCTCGCCATGCTCGTTCATGACGAGATATTGCTTGCCGTCGATCAGGTCGAGATCGTCGGGGTCGACCAGCGCATATCCGCCGTCGTCCTGCTGGTTCGCCATCGAATCGCCGTCGATCTTGAACAGGAACGCGCGAGGCCCTGCAATGCCGGCAGGCACCGGGATAGGATCGTGATCGCTCAATTCGATTGCCTCCTGCCAGTTTCCGGCAACGATCGAGGCAACGACGGGGGCATTATATACGGAAACCGCGGCTTGCGAGATGATCTCGACCGGGCTGACCTGCAAAACATCAGCGATTTGCTGGATATAGTCGAGGGTGAGCCCCGCGCGCTGTGTCTCAAGGCGCGCGATCGTGCTGTGCGACGCGGGAGGGTCGAGCAAAAGGCCGAGCTCCTCCATCGACAGACCCTTCGATGTGCGGATTTCGCGAATACGGTTTGGTGCATATTTCCTAGCCATTGCCGATAAGTACAAAAGTGGCGATATCCTGTCCTAACGTCAAATGATAATATTCTATTGACGGAAATTTCTCGTTATCCGATAACGCGCCCGCTATGGACCTGCGCGAAGCCAGAACTAAGCGGGGCTTGACCCTTGAAAATGTTGCGGAAACGATCGGCATCACACTGATGTCCGTGTCCCGGCATGAGACAGGGCAATTCTACCCCCGCCCCCGCATCCTCGAAAAATACCTCGTCCTCTACGCGGGCGACGTCACCGAGGCCGATATCCGCAAGACCTATCGCAAAGCGCAGTCTGCGCGCGCGTCCGTGGCTCCACCAGCAAAGGAGACCGTGACGTGATTGACACCGCGAACCCGCCGCACGACCCCGTGACCGGCGAAATTCTCGAAACCCGCGCCGCCGATGGCGGCCAGCGCTACCCCTCGGTCACGACGCTGACCGACCTGGTGCACATGCTCAACGACGGCCAGTTTAATGCCGACTGCGCGCACGAGCTGCAGGCGATGACCGAGACCATGGAGGAGGTCGGCGGCGCTGCCGGCGCCAAGGTCAAGGGCAAGATCACGCTGACGATCGATGTCGAGCGCCAGCATGACGGCGTCTATTTCTTCACGCCCGCCCTCAAGATCACGCTCCCGCAGGAAAAGGCGGCGCGCACCATCGGCTGGGCCACCCCCGACAACCGCTTCACCCCGAACAAGCCCAACCAGGGCAACCTGTTTGGCACCATTCGCGACGTCACCCCGACGCGTGAAGTCCGCGGCTGATCGCCGCTCAACCCCCGAGAGCAAAGGGACACCTAGCAATGGACACGAATGATGATGCGCCGGAAGGCGTTGAGGAGAATGGAGCCGCGGCAGAGCCTTTGGTTGGCGGCGACCCCGAAACCATGCGCGTTGGCGGCGAAAGCCACAGCTTCGAGCAGCACAATTACCACGACCATGTCGTCGATCGCACCGGCGAGGTGATGAGCGCGGCGTTCATGGCGGCCGAGCAGCATATCCGCGCCGGCGCGGTGCTCGTTCGCGATCCGATCACGGGCGTTGAGGTGCCGTTCGTGCAGGCTCGCGGGCATCTGACCCCGATCAGCGCAGACGCGTTTGCGGACTATCGCAGCGCTCCGGTTCGCGTTCGCGGTACTGCCAAGCACACCCGGCTCGACAGCTTCATCGCGCACGTCAACCGGTTCAAGAACATCAACACTTCGATCTTCGCGCTCGACAGCGGCGACAAGCCGTCCGTCAACGCGGTCTTCGACTATCATGCCGAGACCGATTTCCAATCGGGTCTCGATATTGAGCCCGACTTCGCGCAGCACCGGTCCAGCTATGACTTCCCCCTCTCCGAGGAATGGAAGGCCTGGCACAAGGCGGACGGCGAGAAGATGGACATGGGCGAATTCGCGGCCTTCCTCGAAGACCGCATCGTCGATGTCGAAGCCATCACCGATTATTCCTCGGTGAACGACACGGTGAAGCAGTTCGTCCAGACCTTGGGCGGCTGGGGCACCGTCGCCAGCCCGTCGAAGTTGATCGAACTGTCGCGCGGCCTGCAAATCTACGAGAACAGCGTCGTCAAGGATGTGCGCAAGCTCTCGTCGGGCGAGGCGCAGATCGCGTTCTCGTCCGAGCATGTCGACGCCGACGGCAAGCCGCTCAACATCCCGACGCTCTTCATCATCAACATCCCGGTCTTCGCGCGGTCCACCGTGCTCGATCGGGTCGTGGTGCGGCTGCGTTACCGCAAGGGCGCATCGGTGCAGTTCTGGTTCGAGCTCTGGCGCACCGATCGCGTCTTCGACTTCGCATTTGACGAAGCGCTTCAGACGATCCGCGATCAGACTGAACTGCCCGTGTTCGTCGGCACCGACGAGGGCGCCCAGGCAGCCACGACGTCCAGCATACCCGACGCTCCGGCCTTCTGACCGGCGCAGGCGCGGCCCTTGCTCCACTGGGGGCCGCGCCACCTATCTGCAAAGGAATATCGACGTTGTCGAGCTGGGTCCGCCTCTGGCACGATATGCCCACCGATCCGAAGTGGCGCGTCATTGCGCGCCGCAGCGGTGCGAGCCTGTCCGAGGTCATCGCCATCTTCACCTTCGTGCTGGTGAACGCATCTGCGAACGCAACCGAACGCGGGCGAACGCACAACCTGTTCGCTGACGACATCGCCGCCGCGCTCGACATGGACGAAGCGACAGTCGAGGCAGTTCTCGCCGCGATGGAAGGCAAAGTCCTGTCCAAAGGCGCCCTCATAGCTTGGGAGCGCCGCCAGCCAAAACGCGAGGATAACAGCGCCGATCGGGCCCGTCAGTGGCGCGAGGAGAAGAAGGCCGAACGCATGCGAACGCAAGCGAACGCAGCCGAACGCCCAGATACAGATACAGATACAGATATATCGTTAGATGCTGACGCATCTAACGGCGCGGCTTCGCCGCCGGTCACGCCCCCTTCCGTCGAACCCATCGATGTCGCGAAATCGATCTTCGACGGCGGTGTGATGATGCTGACTAGACCGCCGCACAACATGACGATCGCCGCAGCGCGAAAAGTCATCGGAAAGCTCAGACAGGCGCACTCCGATGGCGTCATCTTGATCGTCCTCGCCCGCGCGCAAGCGCAACCCGCTCCTCCCTCGGACATCGTCGGCTGGCTCAATGGCGCAGCCCAACATGAGAAAGGAAAGATCAATGGCGCACCAGCCCCCGACGGTGCCGCAACAGGCCCCGGCCCAACCGAGCGAGCGGCTATGGCTGCGTTTGGTGTCGACCCGAACATGGGTGAGCCCGCTGACGTCGGAGCAGCGCGAGAGGCTGCCCATGGTGATAGAAACCGCAGAGAGCTTCCTGACGCCGGCGACGAGTGAGGATTTCTTCTCGCACCTCGGCCCGCTGCTCACGCTGATCGCGCCGACCGGCATGACCGAGGCCGCCCGCACCGAATGGCTCCGGGTAGCGGCCGATACGCTTGCCGGCATCCCGGTCGACCTGCTCGCGAAGAGCTGCGCCGCGGCCCGGTTCGAGATCGATCATCCCGCGAAGGTGATGAAGTTCATTGGCGCCGAGGTGAAAGCGGAATGGGAAGCTCGCGTCGCGCACCTCGCTCGCCTGCGCGCGCTTGAGGACGGACCCGCTCCTGCCCCGGCGCCTGAGACGCTGATCGAGGACAACAGCCCGGTCGAGATGACCCACGAGGAGATCGCCGCGATGCCGAAGCCGCTGCGGATGATGGCGCTGAAGCAGGGCTGGCTCACGCAAGAGATGATCGACGCGGCCGATGCTGCGTACCGGAAGGAGGAAAGCGATGCCGCGTGAACTGATCGAACGCGTTGAGTCCGCCGAGCCGGAAGATCAGGCCGAGTTGCTCGGCGAGGCGTGGGACGCCCTCGCAAAGACCAAGATGGAATTTCGGCGCTTCGCAATGGGCAACGCGGGAAAGTTTTCCCTGCTCGTCGATGCTGAAGCATTCGAGAGCGCGGCGATGATGATGGTACCGCAGAGCGGATATTTCTACCTGCGGCTCGAGAACCAGAATGTCGACGGAGATCGGTGGACCGCAGATGTGTCATTTGAGGATGGTCGGGACGCGACCTGTTCGACTGCGGCCCTCGCGATCTTGTCAGCTTCGCTCAAGGAATGGACCGATGCCTGACCGCCGTGAGCACCCCGCGGCCTACGCGTGCCGCCTCTACAACGACCGTCTCGCTCGGTCCGGATCCCCGCTGCGCTGGGTCACGACCGCCGGCGGCGGAATGGGTCTGCGCCGCCTCGACGAGAGCCGTGGTCCGTCCGTGTCGAACACCTCAAGGAGCAATCAGCATGACCAGTGAATTGACGCAGGCGCTTTTGACGTGCCCGTTTTGTGGCGGCGTGGCCATGCTCGATAATCAAAGCGGTGATTTCGCTCGATGCTATTGTGCCACATGTGACGCGCAAGGCGAAGAGTGCGACACCGAAGCCGAAGCCATCGCCGCATGGAACACCCGCCTCACCGCCCCGTCAGGCGAGGGCCGCAGCGGGGCGGGGCCGCATAATGTTGATGCAAACGGAAAACCCACCGACGATAGCGACCCGTGGTTTCAGTTTGGGTGGTATAAAGACCGCTTAGAGAGGGCCGAAACTGAACGCGACATATGGAAGGAGCGCGCGATGTCCTTACGCATAGCTTCTCGAAAGGCTGGCCTACTACAAACAGCCTTGGAAGATATTTGTGACCCTATCGCGGCCCTATGTCGATATGCGGATGAGCGAGGTCGGCAGCTTGACGGAGCAGTGGCGTTCCAACTGGCCAACGACCCGAACCACATCAAAGGCATTGCCCGCGCCGCCCTCCGCGCCACCGACGATGCGGGAGGGGCGAAATGAGCGATTGCCATAATCCCATGCCGGATTTGAACGATCCGCACTTCGCGTTTCAGTTTGAGGCGCTTGCCGAATATGCGCGGGTAGAGATTGGCGAAGTTATAAAGCAGCGGGCAACGCAAGGGCATGACGAAATGGGCATGCCAATGCACATCGCGCTTTGGGCCGTCACATCCGGCTTGGCAACCGCGCTTGGTCAGTGCCTCGGCATACTCAGCGAGGCCGGGATGGACGTCGACGTTCTTCGCCCTGCGGTCCACGGTCAAATTGAAGAGGGCCGTGCGCCGACTGCAGACGATGCGGGAGGGGCGTGACGATGGGGGACATGACGCGAGCAGAGCAACTGCGCAACGATGACACCGATCGCGTGTGCAGGGAGGCAGAAGGCTACTTCCTCGGCCATACGCCAGAGGGAGATCTTGTCATTGCCTTCGACGTTAGCGGATATCCGCAATTCGGGATTTTTCTCGACAAGGATGGAGCGAGAGATTTTCTGGATCGCTTCACCGCCGAGATGCAGGCCATGGGGTTCCTCTCATGACCACCCTATCCCAGCACAAGCGCGGAGGGGCGTGATGCGGAGTTACGACGCTCAAGAGGTGCTAGATCGCATCGCCAAAGTCGCGAACGACATCGCGTTTCATGCCGGTGTCGGCGCAATGGAAACAGCGGGCGGCCTGCTCGGCTATCTCGTCGACCATCCCCGCGACCTCGAACCATTCATGAACGCCGGGATCGGGGAGCTTCCTGACGACTGGTTTCAGCAGCACAGCCTCACATGGATGGCCATGAACGGGAAGGTAGTTCACCCGGAGGACGCCCGGCTCGCGCGGATCGTCAAGAAGATGGCCAGGGCTCTCGACACAGGAGAGGGTGAATGAGCCTCTCCCACCACATCCGCGCCATGAACGCGCTCGGCGACGCGTTCGAGCGCCAGGCCGCGCTGTCGTCGATCGAGGCCGACCAGCTGCTGCTGATGTCGATCGCCACCGCGCATCGCGCCGCGGCGCAGGAGCTGCTGGCCGAGAGCAAAGCCGAAGCTGAGACATTCGCGACCGCGCATCGCTGCACCGTCGAGCACGCCACGATGAAATGGCCGCTCTGTCCCGTCTGCAAGGCGCCGCGGCGATGAGCGGCCCCAACATCATCTGCAGCTGCGGCAAGCCGTTCATCGACATGGAAGCGCTGCGCAAGCACCAGAAGGCGCTCGGCCATGAGAACGCGCGGGTCAGGAAGCGGCGCGAGCGGCAGCGCCGGCTGCGGCGAATAGCGAGGGCGGCGGCTGGTTGACCCGCTCCTACCGCCTCGACACGATTCCCGAGCTCGTCGCCGATGCCGACTGGTCCGATCCCCTGCCCCATGACGGCAGCGAGGACCGCCCGGCAAGCGTGGCGCCGAGCGATATCGTCATGCTGGCGTGGGGAATGACGACGCCGCTGGCTTGGGCCTATGCCGCGCGCCGCGCTGCGCCGGCGCATCGGCTCGCCTGGCGCGGGGCCGTGGCGTATCGGGTTCGGCGGCAGACGATCGGCACCAAGGTCGAGCACGTCCGCACCGAGATCGCGGCCGACGCCGGCGAACATCGGCACCATTGCCATTGGCCCCTGTGTGACGAGGACGTGCCGCCCGCGACATGGGGCTGCAAGCGCCACTGGTACATGCTGCCGAAGAGCCTGCGCGACCGTATCTGGGCGACCTATCGGCCCGGCCAAGAGATCACGAAGACCCCCAGCCGCGATTATGTCGCCGTTGCGCGCGAGGTGCAGCGGTGGATCGAGGAAAATTACCAGCCCGAGAGGAGTCTATTCGATGGCTGACACCTTCAGCATTGGCGTCGATATGTTCACCGCCCTCCGTCGCATGCTTGCATCGGCGCACGTCGACGGCAGCAAGTGCAAGATCACGATCGAGCTGCCCGACGAGACGGCGCGGCACGCGCTGGTGACGCATATCAAGCACAGCGCGCCGCCGCTGCACTTCGGTACGGGCTCGGCCGCACAGGCTGGCAACAACGCAGGCACGTGGCTCGGCATTCCGTATGAGCTGACCATTCCGCAGCAGCCGGAGCTCCGACCTATTTGCGGCTACTCGCGAGCGCACATGGAGCGCCTGCGCGCAGGATACCCTTGCGGCTCGCAAATCTGCCCATATGATCGCGCTCGATGATCTATCCCCGCATCATGCCGACCGCCACCGAGCAGGCGTGGGCCGAGATCGACGCGCAGCGCCGACTCTGGGACGAGATCGTCACGCGCACGATCTTGCCGCAGTTCGAGGAGGCTCAGCGCAGGGCTTTGGAATTTATATCGCGCGGCCTACCTGCTGTGATGATGGTAAGGCTTGAAGGCGATACATTGCGCGCAGAAGCCATCGAGCCGAGGTTGTTCATGGAAGACGACCGAATCAACGAATCGTTGCGAACATCGTGAGAACATCGCATCGTTTACCGATGGTCAATATCGCTCCCCCGACCCTGCCGCCCGCCCTGTCCGCCGCGTGGAGGAATTGCGAGAAGCGATGCCCCAAGGAAACCGCCCTGCTCGTATCGGAGTTCACGCAGAAGATGCTGGATCTCGATAAACGGAGCGAGGGCGCGGGAATTCACCGCACATTGGATGCGCCAGCGCGCTGAATGAAAAAGGGCGCCGGATCGCTCCGACGCCCCTCCCTTCTGGTGCGACCCAGATGTTAGATACCTCGCGCCGCGCCGTAGCGCGGAACCCCCTTTTCATGCTGAAGAGATTCGAGCAGCGAGCTGGCGAGCGACTGGCGCTCGATGCGACGATCGAACGACGGGCCCTCGGCGGCAAGGCGACGCGGTGCCGGCGCAAACAGCGACAGCACGAAGGTGGCTATTCGCTCGGTGACGCGATCGATGACGGCGATGGCCGGAGCGGCCAGGGCGAAGATGGTACTGACAAGGAAATAACCGCGGAACATGCGCATGCTCGGTCTCCTACAGGATTGATGCCGGGATCGGCGTGAGCCGCAGGAAGCTGCCACAGCCCGCCTATTGTCGCAATCCGATAATTCAGGCATAGCGCGGACATGCGCCCCCAACCGCCTTCCGATAACGATTATGGGTTCGAACCAGATCAGGACGGGCTGGGAGCGTGGGCGTTCGAGACGTTCATCGATCACGACGGCGCGCTGCACAATCCGCTGCACGAGCATTTGGAACATGCCTCGATCGGGTGGCTTTGGACCGACGAAGAGGCGAAAAATAACGGGAAGATCATCCTCGGCGAGTGCCGCCTCGTGCAGCCGCAGCAATCACGATGGTCGAGCGCCATGGCTCATTTTCAGATTAAAGGCTGGTTTGGCACCACTCCGGATTTCATCATCACCATCTCGGCGGAAGCGGCCAGAGAGATGGATGACGTCAGCTTCTGCGCGCTGATCGAACACGAACTCCTACACGCCGGGCAAGCCTTGGACGAGTATGGCTCACCACGCTTTCGCCGGGATGGCTCGCCAGTCTATGGGCTCAAGCCACACGACCTTGAAGAATTCGTCAGCGTCGTTGAGCGCTACGGCGCCGCCTCACCCGACATTGCAGCTTTTCTCGCCGCCGCGGACCAGAAGCCTAGTGTTGGTCGCGCGTCCATTGGCGCAGCGTGCGGCACCTGCCATCTGCGCCGGGCAGCCTGACCATGGCGAAGGCACCCAAAACCGCCAAGCTGCGGCTTAATTCCGAGCAGAAGCACCTGATCGTGGCGCAGCTCGCCTGCTACGTCCGCACTCCCGAGATCGTCGACGAGTTCGAGAAGACCTACGGCATCCGGCTCGAGCGGAACCACGTTCAGCGCTACGACCCGACGAAGAGCTGGAACCGCGATCTGGGCGCCTCGCTGACCGAGCTCTTCTTCAAGATCCGCAAGGATTACGAGGAGGGGCTGCTGCAGATGCACCCCATCTCGAAGCGCGTGTATCGCATCGACCATCTCGGAAAGATGTTCGAGCACGCCTACGACAAGAAAAACCATCCCCTCGCGGCGCAGCTGCTCAAGCAGGCGGCCGACGAGATGAGCGCGCTGCCCAACAGCCGCAACCCGAAGGGCAAACCCGGCGGCGCGTCGCAGGATGAAGCGGACGCGGAGGAATCGGCAGGGTTCGACGCCGGCGAGGTCGAGGTCGAGAACATGCGCCAAGTGCTCGGCGACGCCATCCTGACCGCCTTGCAGAAAAGCGGAAACGCCCCCTCCACCTCCACGAAGCAGTAGCCCCGCGGCGTGTCTCGGGTCGAAGCCGCCCTCGCTGAGCTAGGCGCCGGCCTTCGGCAGATCGAGGGCTTCGACGCCACCACGCTCGACATCGATCGCCTCGTTCAGACGCTGCCCGAGCATAAGGTTCGCGAGCTCGTCGCCCCGCTGATGAAGGCGATGGAGTGGGAGCGGACGCACAAGTTCGAGCTGCTCTTCCCCGACGAGGGCAAGTACCGGCGCGAGCTATATCCCCGGCACCTCGAGTTCTTCCGCGTCGGCAGAACGTGGCGCCAACGCTGCTTCATGGCGGCAAACCGCGTCGGCAAGACCGTGGCGGGCAGCTACGAGGTCTGCGCGCACCTGACCGGAGACTATCCGAATTGGTGGGAGGGTCGCGTGTTCCGCGCGCCGACCGATGGCTGGGCCGCCGGCGACACTAACGAGACCACGCGCGACATCATCCAGAAGGAGCTGCTCGGCGAGATCGACTATTCCAGCGGCAAGAAGCGCTTCGACGGGACCGGCATCATCCCGAAAGAGAAGATCGGCCGCATCACATGGAAGCAGGGTGTGCAGGATCTCGTCGACACCGTGCTCATCAAGCATCGCACCGGCAAATGGTCTCGCCTCGGCCTGAAATCCTACGATCAGGGCCGCCGCGTCTTCCAGGGCACGGCAAAGCATTTCATCTGGCTCGACGAGGAGTGCCCGCTCGCGGTCTACGAGGAGTGCCTCGTGCGTACCGCGACGACGAGCGGGATCATCATCCTGACCTTCACCCCCCTGCTCGGCCTGTCGGAGACCGTCATGCAGTTCATGCCGAGCGACATGAGGCCGGGCGGTTGACCGGATAAAGGCACTAGCCCGATTCGCCGGTTTATCGTATTGCGACAACGGGACGAACAGGGAGGGCTGGACAGCCGTGCCGACGAAATACACGCCCGCGGTCTGATCGGCCGTGGGCGAAATCACAAGCTCAAGATACCTGGTGCAGGCCGGATGGGACGATGTTCCGCATCTGAGCCCCGAGGTGCGCGAGGAGCTTGCCAAGGAATTCCCCGCGTTTCAGCGCAAGGCCCGCACGCAGGGCATCCCCTCGCTCGGCGCCGGCGCGATTTACCCGATCGAGGAAGAGGTCTTCGTCGTCGACCCCTTCCCCATCCCCAAGTTCTGGACCCGCAGCTACGGTCTCGACGTCGGATGGAACCGCACCGCCTGCATCTGGGGCGCGAAGGACCACGACAACGATACCCTCTACCTCTACGCCGAGCACTATCGCGGGCAGGCCGAGGCATCGATCCACGCCGCTGCGATCAAGGCGCGCGGCGACTGGATTCCCGGCGTCATCGATCCCGCCGCCAATGGCCGGAGCCAGACAGACGGCGAGCGGCTCCTCGCGACCTACATCAATCTCGGCCTTCACCTCGTCGCGGCCGAGAACAGCGTCGAGGCAGGCATCTATCAGGTCTGGGAACTGATATCGACGGGGCGCCTCAAGGTGTTCCGCAATCTTTCCAATTGGTTAGCTGAATATCGCATCTATCGCCGCGACGAGAACGGCAAGATCGTCAAGAAGAATGACCACCTCATGGACGCGAGCCGATATCTCGTCGTCTCCGGTGTGAAGCGCGGCATTCGCGCCCCTGTCCAAGCCATCACCCGTGAGCCCGGCGCCGTCGGCGCGGCTGACCCTGTCGCAGGATACTGACCCATGGCCGCTCGCAAACCGAAGTCGAAGACCGCCTACGAGGGCATGGACGCCAAGGAACGGCGCGAGAAGCTGTTGCGAGGCATGGAGAGCGTCATCGGCGAGCTGCAGGGCTTGCTCGGCGAGCAGATGGTCGCCCGCCGTCCGATCGAGACGCGCTGGATGGAGGATCTTCGCGCCTATCACGGCATCTACGAGGTCGACGTGCTCGGCAAGCTCAACAACGATAGCGAGCGCAGCAAGATCTTCGTCAACCTGACCGGCCCGAAGACCCGGGCATGGGACGCGCGTCTCACCGATCTGCTTTTCCCCGCCGACGACAAGAACTGGGGCATCCAGCCGACGCCGGTTCCCGAGCTCGCCGAGGCTGCGCAGCAGGCCGTCGCCCAGATCGACCAGGCCGAACAGCGCATCAAGGAACTGGTCGAGCAGAACAACGCGATGGCCGAGCAGCAGGCCGATCCGGAGCAGGCAGACCCCGATGCGGCGCGCCAGAAGCAGGTCGCTGATGAGATGGCGCAGCTCGAGGAGCAGCTTGTCCCGCTCAAGGAAGCCTTCTCCGACGCGCAGCGCGTCATCGATCAGGCGAAGCGCCGCGCCGAGCTCATGGAACGCGAGATCGACGACCAGCTCACCGAGGTGAACTATGCCGGCTCGGCGCGCGACGTCATCTCGGATTCGTGCAAGCTGGGCAGCGGGATCCTCAAGGGTCCGGTCACGGTGCGCGCGAAGCGCGGCAAGTGGCAGCAGGCCTATGACGAGAACCAGAACCCGCTCGTCGGTTCGTACGTGCTGGGCCCGGGCGCAGCGTCACGCCCCGGCGCGCGCCGCGTTCACCCGATCAACTGGTTCCCCGACATGTCCGCCGCGTGCATGGAAGAGTGCGAATTCACGTTCGAGCGCCATCCCGTCAACGCGATGCGGCTGCGCAAGATGGCGCGCGAGCTCGGCTTCAACAAGCGCGCGCTCCAACTCATCCTGAAAGAGGGCGCGCAGGCCGACACGGCGGTTGCGAACCAGAGCCTCGACGACCTGCGCACGATCGAGATGGACAGCCCGCACACCGCGGCGCTGTCGAACCGGTTCATGGTCTGGGAGTATCACGGCCCGCTGACGATCCAGCAGATCGCGACGGTCCTTCGCGCGATCGGCAAGGATGACGACGCCGATGAGATCGAGGCCGAGGACGATTACACCGTCGAGCGCCGCGTCGTGATGTATTTCTGCCAGGGGCAGATGCTCAAAATCGCGCCGGATTACCCGCTCGACAGCGACGAACCGCTCTACAGCTGGTTCCCGTTCGAGAAGGGCGAGGCCACCATGCTGGCCGCCGTCGGCGTGCCGCGGCTCATGCGCCAGATCCAGTCGATGTTCAATTCGTCGGTCCGCATGATGATGGACAATGGCGGCCTCGGCGCCGGCCCGCAGATCATCGTCGACAAGACCCAGATCGAACCCGAGGACGGCAGCTGGAAACTGCGGCCGCGCAAGGTATGGCTCAAGAAAGGGACCGAGGTCGCGGCGAATTCGCGCGGTCCCTTCGAGGTCGTCAACATCGGCGTCAACATCACCGAGCTGATGGTCATCACCGACTTCGCGCTCAAGATGATCGACGAGGTCATCTCGATGCCGCTGATCGCGCAAGGCGACCAAGGCGCCCACGTCACCAACACCTCCTCCGGCATGTCGATGCTGTTCAACAGCGCCAACGTCATTTTCCGCCGCGTCGTGAAGAATTGGGACGATTGCATCACGACCCCCTTCATCACCCGCTTCTACGACTGGAACATGCAGTTCAACGAGAAGTCTGAGGTCAAGGGCGACATGACGACCGAGGCGCGCGGAACGTCGGTGCTGCTCGTGCGCGAGATCCAGTCGCAGCAGCTCATGGCGATCGCCGACAAATGGTCGACGCATCCCGTTATCGGTCCCGCGATCCGCGTCTACGAGACGCTGCGCATGACGCTGCAGGCCATGGCGATCAACCCGAGCGACGTTCTGGTCGAGCCGGACGAGTTCGAGAAGCGCGTCAAGCAGATGGCCGAGAACCAGCCGCAGTCGCCCGAGGAAATCCGCGCCGCGTCGCAACTCGAAATCGCCAACATCGACGCGCAATCGCGCAAGGATGACGGCGAGCTCCGTCTGGAAATCGCCAAGATGAACCGCGAGACGGCCATCCTCGGGCTGATGCAGAAGGACGGCGTCGACATGAAGAAGATCGAGGCCATGCTCGCGTCGATGCAGATCAAGACCCAGAGCGACGAGCGCAAGCTCGCGGTCGAGGTCGCGATGGAAGAGCGCAACCGCATCAATGCGGAGGCCAAGGGCCTTGAGCCCGGCGGGTCGGGCGGTGCGATCAGCGCCGGCATGGTGAAAGCATGAGCGGCAGCCTGCCTTGGAGCGAAGTGACGCGGCGCGTCGCGAAGCGCATCGAAGACCTGCACATCCAGCTTGAGAAGGCCCCGCCCGATGAAATCCGGCACCTCCAAGGCCAGATCGCGGCGTTCCGATACGTCGAGGCGATGCCCAACCATTTACCGCATACCGATCAGATGATCGGCGATTCCGACGAAAACTAGCCCCCCAACACGAGGATATTGACCTATGGCGACAAATCCGGCAGATATTGCCCCCAGCGAAGACGCTGACGATTTCGACAAGGCTTTCGACGAGATCGCGTCAGGCGCAGCCGAAGCACCCGCTGATAATGCCGGTGACGACGACGGTGCCGACCCTGTCCCCGAAGCCGACGGAGAATCGTCGCCCCCTGCCGGTGAGGCCGCGGGCGAAGAGGCAAATGTCGCGGGCGATCAGCCCCCTGCAAGCGCCGAACCATCCGATGACATCTGGGCCAATGCGCCTCCCGAGCTTCGGGAAGCGCGCGAGAAAGAGCTCCGGGATCTGAATTTCCGGCTCGCATCGCAGCAAGGCCGCGTATCTGCCCTGCATCGCAAGTTGCAGGAACAGGGGCAGCAACAGAACCGTCAGGACGGTGGAGGCCAGCCGGCAGCACAGCAGCAGGAAGATGGCGAAATCGCCGCCGACCCGCTGGCAGCGCTGAAGGAAGAATATCCCGATATCGCAGCGCCAATTGCTGCGGAAATCGAAGGCCTCCGGCAGCAAATTGCGAACATGACGCAGCCCGTCAACTCGCTCGCGGAAGCGCAGCAGCAGATGGAAACGCAGCGGCAGATCGCAATTCTTGCTGAACGCCATCCTGATTGGCTGGAGCTGTCAAAAGACGATCGCTGGGAAGGTTGGGCCGCCTCGCAACCACGAGCAGTCCAGGAAGCCCTCGCTCGGAACGCACATGTCTCGGACGGTCAGGAAGCCGCATGGGTGCTCGACCTGTTCAAGCGCGACATGGGGATCTCGGCGCCGGCTGCACAGCCCGCCCCTGCCCCATCGCCGACACCAGCACCCTCCCCGGCTCCTTTGTCCGCTGACCAGCGCCGCCAGAAGCAACTGGACGCAGGCCGAGACGGAGGGAGTGGCGGTGGCCCCACAGTCACCAACGAAATTCCCGACGACTTCGATGCCGAGTTCGACCGCATCCAGGCCAAAAAGCGCCGGTCCCGTTAGTCTAGCCGGGTGGGATTGAGCCCCCCGGTTGTGGGGGGCCAAGCCCATGACACGCACTGCTTACGGCGATATCTCGCAGCGTACCGCTGCCTACGCCTACAACACCATGCTCGAACATGCCGAGCCGGTCATCGTCCTCGGCAAATTCGGCAGCATGAAGCCGATCCCGCTGAACAAGGCGGAGACGGTCAAGTTCCGCCGTCCGATTCCTTTCACCGCGGCCACCACGCCGCTGCAGGAAGGCGTCACGCCCAACGCGCGCCAGATGCTCTATGAAGACGTCTCGGTGACGCTTGAGCAGTTCGGCGATCTCGTCGTCATCACCGACAAGGTCAACGACCTCAACGAGGATCCGGTCCTCAAGGATGCGTCGATGATGTCCGGCGAAAACGCCGGTCGCACGCTCGAGCAGATCATCTGGGGCGTCGTCAAGGGCGGCACCTCGGTCTTCTACGCGAACGGCAACGCCCGCAACGCGGTCAACACCGCGATCTCGCTGAACAAGCAGCGCAAGGTCACCCGGTACCTCAAGAAGATGAAGGCGAAGAAATTCACCCGCATCCTCGACGGGTCGGTGAACATCGGCACGCAGCCGATGGAAGCTGCCTATGTCGCCGTCGCGCACACCGATCTGGAAGCGGATATCCGCAACCTCGCTGGTTTCGTGCCGACGTCGAAATATGGCTCGCGCCAGACGATCAGCGAATATGAAATCGGCCAGGTCGAAGACGTGCGCTACGTCCTGTCGCCCGATCTCGGCGCCTTCGCCGATGCCGGCGGCGCGACCGCTGGCTTCGAATCGACGACCGGCACCAACGCGGACGTCTATCCGGTGCTCTACTTCGGCATGGAAGCCTTCGGGCTGACGCCGCTGAAGAACAGCAAGATCGACGGCAAGAACAACATGGCGATGACCCCGACGGTCATCAACCCGGGCACCGTCGACAAGTCGGATCCGCTCGGCCAGCGCGGCTATGTCGGCTGGAAGACCTGGTTCAACGCCGTTCGCCTCAACGAAACCTGGATGGCGCGACTCGAAGTCGCGGCGACCGCCCTCTGATCGTGACGGGGCGGCGCCTCGCGCGCCGCTCCCTCTCGACCGCATCGCGCAGCGAACCTGACCAAGCGTCGCTTTCGCAGCACTGAGGAAAAAGGAACCTCACCATGACCGCAGTCAAAACTGGCAGCTACGTTGGCACCGGCGCCGCCGTGAGTGTCGAGCTGGGCTTCACGCCCGACTACATCCGCGTCTGGAACGAAACCGACGGCGACGAAGCCTATGAATGGTTCAAGGGCATGACCAACGGTCACGCTCTGAAATCGGGCAATAGCGCCTCGACGCAGTTCTCGAAGATCACGTCGAACGGCATCTCGGCCTACGCCGGCACCGTCGCCGACAAGTCGGCTGGCATCACGTTCGGCTCGGCTCTGTCCGAGAGCGGCAAGACCTGGCGCTACGCAGCTTTCCGCGAACTCGACTGAGTTTCGTCGGCTCCCGCCCCGGCCTCCTTTGCACGCGGAGCCGGGGCGGGTTTCATCTCGCGTGCGGGAGACCCCCCATGTTTGACCACATTCTGGCGAAATTCAAAGGCACAACCGCTCTCACCTTCAAGGTGCTCGGCGAAGGTGCCACGACGCAGCCCCGCCCGACCGTCGAGGGCGTGCAGGCCGTCATCCCCTACAACACCGTCGTCACCCTGCCGCAGCCCTTCTACGACGTCGTCGTGGGCGCCGGCTATCGCGTCGAGCTGATCGACGACGAAGCGGCCGACGAGCACGCGACCGAGGAAGCGGCCCAGGAACCGACCGAGGAACAGGATAACGAGACCAAGGCGGATGGCGACGAGCCGCCCGCCGAGGAAGCGCCCGACGAAACGCTGGGGGGCGGATCGGACGCGAGCGCGGGCGGGAGTGAGGATCAGTCGGGGGCTCCCGGCGCTGATCCCTCTCCCGCCTTTGACGCCGACGCCGTCATCGAAGGCAATGTCGACACCGTGGCGGCGCGTCTCGCTGGGCTGACCGATGAGCAGCTGGCTCTCGTCAAGGATGCCGAGATCGATCGCGAAGTTCCGCGCAAGGGCGTCACCGGTGCGATCGAGGCGGAAATCGCCGCCCGTGAGGCTGCGAAGCAGGGAGACGGCGCATGAGCGACCTGATGAAGGTCAAGCTCGACGACGCGAGCCACGAACAGCTTCGCTATTATTGCGAAGCCATCCTCAACCTCGATGGCATCAAGCCGGTCGGCCAGAGCAAATCTTACTATATTGCTCGGATCAAGGCCGTCTGCGGCGATGAAATCACCGAGATCGAGCTGCCTCCGGAATCGGTAAATTTCGCCGCACCGCGGGCGCAGGCGATCGACGTTGCTCCGACACCGGAAGGCGCGATCCCGAGCGGGATCGCGGGCCAGCATTATCGGTACGATCCGAAGGTCGAGGTGACCATTAACGAGACCAGCGACAAGACGCGCGCGCGCGACGTCCAGATCGCTGTGAACGGCGAGGTCATCATCATCCAGCGCGCGCAGCGCGTGTCGATCCCGTACCGCTTCTACCTGGCGCTCGAAAACGCCGTCGAGAAGATCTCGCGCGAAACCGGCGAGATCAACCCGGTCACGCAGATGCCGCTGCGCGAATGGGTCGAACAGCCCAGCTATTCGTTCACGACGCACCGGCTGCCGAGCGACGAGGAGGTTGCCGCGTGGCACAAGCGCACCGACAGCTTCGACGCGCAGGCCGAGCCGGAGCCGGTGGCGGCCGCTGCCTGATCCATGAGCACGTTCCTCGAGCTTGTGAACGACACCGAAAGGGAGAGCGGGACGGTCCATCAGGCCTCCCGCCTCTCGACGGTCGTTGGCGCCAAGGGACGGCAGGAAAAGATTGTGGGCCACGTCATGGAGGCGTGGCGACTTATTCAGGGCGCGCGCACCGATTGGCCGTGGATGCGGCGCACCGCGACGCGCGACCTTATTCCGGCGCAGGCGACCTATGCCGCGACCGACTTTGCCGTTCCCATCACCGACCATGCGCGCTGGGAACGCGGCGGCGAGTACGGCCGCCGCGCATCATTCTCGATCTATGATCCCGCGATCGGGCAGCAGGAGGAGACCGAGCTCTTCTGGCTGCCGTTCGATAACTGGTCGCGGATCTATGATTTCGGCGTCCACGACGCCAATCGCCCCATCTATTTCACGGTGTCGCCCGACCGCAAGCTGTGCGTCGGCCCGAAACCCGACAAGGCCTACAAGATCCGGCTCGCCTATTGGTGCAAGCCGCAGGTGCTCGCCGCTGACGACGATGTGCCGATCTGCCCCGAGGAGCATCACGGAACGATCGTCTGGCGCGCGCTGATGCTGCTCAGCGGTCACGATGAGGCGGCGTTCAGCCTCGCCGACGCGCAGACCAAGTTCGCGGCGCGCTTCCGCGACATGGTCAACGACCGCGACGACTATCTGGAACCGTGATCGCATGGCGCAGGAACCCTCCACCTATGCGTTCTCAGGCGGCCTCGACCTGGTAAGCGCCGCGCTCGCGGTGCCGGCATCGCGCGTGATCGCCGGCATGAATTACGAGCCCCTCGCCGAGGGCTATGGTCGCGTCGACGGATATGAGCGCTTCGACGGCCGCGGGGCGCCTTCCGAGGCGTCCTTCTGGCTGCTCCCGTTCGACAACGGCACGATCGCGATCAATTCGGGCGCCGATATCCTCGGGGTGACGTCCGGCGCCACGGCGCGCGTCATTTTGGAACCGGTCGATTTCACGGGGTCATGGGCGCACGGCAGCGCCGCCGGCACGCTCGTCCTCGCCAACGTCGTGGGAACTTTCGAGGACAATGAGGAAATCGAGGTCGGCGGCACCTCGCGCGCGCTGGCCGCGGGCCCGTCGACCGAGGACAGCGCCCCGACCGAGGCTGCACGGCAGACCTATCTCAAGGCGGCGCAATCCTATCGGCGCTCGCTGATCCAGAAGCCGCCGGGTAGCGGTCCGACGCGCGGGGTCTTCGGCCTCGCAGGCACGATCTATGCCATCCGCGACAATGTCGGCGGCGATGCGGCGGTGCTGTGGAAGGCGACCAGCTATGGGTGGGCGCAAGTCCCGCTCGGCTGGATTGCCCCGTTCACAACGGGGCTGCTCGAGGTCATCGAGGGCGAGGAGCTTACCGGCGGCACATCGGGCGCGACCGCCACGGTCAATCGCGTCGTGCGCAACAGCGGCGATTGGGGTACCGACGCCGCCGGCTATCTGATGCTCGAGGTGACGAGCGGCACGATGACGGCGGAGGTGCTGAAGCGCGGCACCGATACCGTCGCGACGCTAACCGGTATCGAGGCGACCGCCATCCCCCCTGGCGGAAAATATCGCACCATCGGCCACAATTTCTACGGGTCGGCGGACCGCTACGCGATCTATGGCGTCTCCGGCGCTGGGCAGGGCTTTGAGTTCGACGGCACAGTCTATACCCCGATCAGCACCGGAATGCCGGACGATCGCCCCACGCGCGTCTTCGAGATCGCGAACCATCTGGGCCTCGTCTATCCCGGCGGCTCGGTGCAGATCAGCAGCATCGGCGAACCGCTGATCTGGGACGTCGTCACCGACGCGTCCGAGCTGGGCTTCGGCACCGAGGTCACGGACGTCATCCAGGCGGCCGAGACCGCCGTCGTTCTGTTCGGGCAGCAGAAGATCGGCATCTTCACCGGCACGGACAGCGACACCTTCAAGCTCGAAGAGCTCACCGAGGAAGCCGGCGCCGAGCCTGACACGGCGCAGCGCATCGGCCAGACCGTCTATATCGATCGCCGCGGGATGCGCAGCCTGGCGGCGACGCAGGCGTTCGGCAACTTCAAGACCGGCACCCTATCGCTGCTCGTCGAGCCCTATTTCAAGTCGAAGCGCAAGAGCGGCGCCGTGCCGGTGCTCAGCTATGTGTCGCGGACCAAGGGCCAGTATCGGCTGATCTGGTCCGATCGAACCGGCATGGCCGTCTACATGGGGGGAAAAACCCCCGAGTTCATTCCGTTCAGCCTTGAGATGCAGCCCTACTGCGCCGGCACCTGCGAGATGAACGATGGCACCGAGGGCATTTTCGTCGGCGCCGATGACGGGTTCGTCTATCGCATCGACAGCGGCACGTCGCAGGACGGCGTCGGCATCAAGGGCTTCATCATGACGCCCTTCAACAGCCTCGGCGCGCCGCGGCGCGAAGATCGAATCCACAGCATGATCGTGGAGATGCAGGCGCCGCCGACGGCGCGCATCGGCGTGACGGCGCAGTTCAACTATGGCGACGGGTCGCAGCCGATCGCTGGCAAGCGGGATTTCACGGTGCAGGGCGCCGGCGACGGCATCGATTTCATCGTCGCCGGCGGCGGCGGCGATTGGGACATCGCGCTATGGGACGAGTTCTATTGGTCCTCGCCGGTCGAGAGCCAGGCCATCGCCGATATCGACGGGGCCGGCCTCAACGTCAGCTTCATCATCGCGGCCGACAGCGACGAGCTTGAGGAGGCGCATATCCTGCAAGCCTACACGGTCTACCACTCACCCCGAAAGATGCAGCGATGAGCAGCCTCTATGCCCGCAGCGCGCTCTCGCCCTTCACCCGTGCCAATGCGGAGCAGGTGAATGCCGAGCTGACGAAAATTCAGGCTGCCATCGACGCGCTGCAAGGCAATATCGCCGATATCGTCGCTGGCACGCCGATCGCGTCCTACACATGGATCGCCTTTGCAAACAGCGCCGATGGATCGGACGATTTCACGACGGGAGATGCGAACGGCCGCCTCTACATCGGCTTCGCGTATAACCGGGGTTCGCCGATCAAGAGCGAAATCTACACAGATTACGAGTGGAACCGTATCCGGGGCGAAGACGGCATCGATGCAACGAGCGGCGCCGATGGTCTCTCGATCGTCGAGAAATACGTCTACAAGCGCGCCGTCAGCGCGCCCGCGACACCGACCGGCGGCAGCTTCAACTTCTCGACGCAAGCCACCACGGCTCCCGCTGGATGGTCTACGGGTGTCCCGAGCGGCACCGATCCCGTCTGGGTAAGTGTCGCGGTTGCGACCAAGCAGGGAACGGGCGGATCGGTCGGTTTCGGCACATGGTCGGCTCCCGCGCTCGCCTTTACGAGCGGTGCGGACGGTGCAGACGGCGAGGACGGAGCACCGGGATCCTCGGTCGATGTGATCTTCCGCCGCAGCGCGACGCAGCCCGCGACGCCGGGCGCCGGCTTGTCGACGCCCGCCGGCTGGTACACCAATGTTGCGGCCGTCCCAGTGAGTAGTGACCCGCTTTTCAGCAGCTTCGGCAATCGCGCAAGCCCAACGAGCAACTGGATATGGAACACGCCGGTTCTCGTCGAAGGGCAGCCCGGCCTCGATGGCAATGACGGCATCGACGGGGCCGATGGCAAGCTGATCGAATTCGTCTGGAAGCGCAACGCGACGCAGCCCGCGACGCCGACCGGCAACGGCATCCCTTCGGGGTGGACCGATGACCCGCCGGCTGGGAGTGATCCGTTGTGGATGTCAAAGGCGAAGCAGGAGCTGGACGGCACGCTGGTCATTGGCGAGACATGGTCCGCTCCAGTCCGGCATGACGGGCCTCCCGGAGCCAATGGTTCGCCTGGCGCCAATGGGCTGAGCAACGCAGTCATATATCTCTATCAGCGCGGGGCGTCCGCGCCATCGGCGCCATCGGGTACGTTCACATATACCTTCGCGACCGGGGTGCTATCTGGCGGCACGCTCAATGGATGGTCGCAAGCAATTCCTGCTGCCAACGGGAATCCGCTTTGGGTCATCGCGGCCACGGCATCTGCGAACACCACAACAGATTCAGTTGCCGCAGCCGAATTTACTTCGCCGGTTTTGAAGGACGGCGCTGGGCTCAATTCAGCGACGGTGTTCCTGTATCAGCGCGCCGCCTCGACGCCATCTGTTCCCGGTTCGACGCTCACCTACACATTTTCCACTGGCGTGCTCTCCGGAACTCTCGGGAGTTGGTCGCAGAGCGTGCCGGCGAACAACGGAAATCCGGTCTATATTATCACCGCAACCGCGCTCGGGACTTCCACCACCGACGCCATCGCCAGTGGCGAATGGTCGACGCCTCAAATCCTAGCCTCGAACGGCGCCAACGGCTCGAACGGCAGTGACGGGGCGCCGGGCCGTGATGCCATCACCTATGTGCAGGATACCACGCCGACCGGGACGTTCGTCGTCAACGATACCTGGTATGCTCCTACAGCGAAGGTGTGGAAGCGCTGGAACGGGTCGGCATGGGTCCAAATCCTAGGGAATGTCGCTTCATTCGACGTTATCACCGGAACCTACATCGCAGCCGACACGATCGTAGCATCGCATTTCCTGACAGATCAGGGGGTCGACCTCGCCGCAATTGTCAACGGAGCGTTGAACACCGCGGTCACCGCGACACAAGGCTCGACGATCAATCTGCCTATCGTTCTGAACGCGCCGAACACGAATGACGCCGCAGTAGCGACGACCGGCAATATCAGCGTGGTCAACGCGGGCGACAGCATCTTCGTGAACGGATCGGTGACCGCCACAAACGGGACGAACCGCGGCGCCTACCAGCTTCAGGTTTCTGTCGACGGAGGCGCATGGACGACGCTTCAGGAGATAAGCTCGTCATCGACGCAGATCGTCGCGGCGGGCACCTACACTTTTTCCATGGAATATCAAAACGTCGTGGCGGGAACGACACTCGCCTTTCGCATCCTTGCGGAGCAGCGCGCGGCCCAGAGCACCGGAGACGGCACGGCAGGAACGAACTGGACGACGAATGCCGGTTCAATCCGCGTGCGGAGGTTCTTCAGCAAATGACGATTCAGGCATTCCTTGTCGACACGGCGACGGGCACCACGATCCAGCGCATGACGGCGGGATGCGCAGAGGCGTTCGCTATGGATCTGCCGCCAACGCAAGCGGTCATACCTTACGTTGGCGGTGAGGATATCGAGACCCTTGAAACCTATCTCGACGGGACGCTGAAACTGCGTCCGCGCACTGTCGACACGAACCTGCAATTCACGATCGCGAAGCTCGACCTTCGCCAAGCCGTAATGCGTCGCCGCGACCGTGCGGAATTCAGCGGATGCATGACCGCACTAGGCCGAATGGACACCGACGCCGACAGCCAGCGTAAGATCAACGGCAGCGTCACCATGGCGCTGATAGCGCAGGCGGCGGGTCAACCCTTCTCAATCGAATGGACCATGGCAGACAACGCGACCGTCATCCACGACGGACCGGCCATGATCGCCGCCGGGGTTGCTGTCGGCCAGCACGTATCGGCGTGCCATGAACACGCCCTCGCGCTCAAGTCCGCCATTGAAGTGGCCGCCGACATACTGGCCCTCTCCGAAATCGACATTGAGGCCGGATGGCCGGGCCAAACGGAGACGCAATCATGAACGGAGCAGCTCTCGACGGGGGGAAAGAACTGATGAACCTGGAGCCCTTTGTCCTGTTGGGCGCCTTCGGACTGACCGCGGTTGCGACCGTAAATCGCGGCGATCCGAACCCTTATGAATTCCTCGGCGCCATTCTGGCCGGCGGATTCCTCGCGCTGCTCTTCTCCTTCTGGAAGAGCCGAAAGCGCAAGGCCGACGGCATCGACACGGCCCTTTGGGCAATGATCGCGCTCGTTGGCACGATGGCGCTCGCCTATTTCCTCGCGCCGACGCTCGACGGGAAGACGATCCCGGTCGTTGCGATCGTGCTGAACAAGCCCCTCGCCGCCTTCCTGATCGCGCTCAGCGGCACACCGGCCATTGAATGGATGCTGACCGGCGAGGCCTTCGCGTGGCTGCGGCGCATCGGCGACAAGTTTCTTCCGACGGGAGGTGCATGATGTCGAATGCTGACAAGATCGCGGCCGCGCTGCGGCCCATCGCTCCTGAGGGCCGCCTCCTTCAGGCGGAAATTCCCTATCTCAACTCGATCGCATCTCTCTGGGACGCGCGCGATGCAGCGGCGGTAAAGCCGCAGCAGCCGACTGCCGACCCGGCTTGGATCGCGGCGGGGCGCAAATATATCGGGCAGCGCGAGATCAAGGGCCCGCAGCACAATAGCTGGATCGCCAAGGGCTGGGCGCTGCTCGGCGCGAGCTGGTTCAGCGACGATGAGACGCCTTGGTGCGGCTATTTCGTGGCGCGCTGCCTCTATGACGCGGGGCTGTCCTATCCCAAGGATTTCCCGCGCGCGAAGGCCTATGCGACTTTCGGCACTCCGTGCCCCGCGCAGCTGGGCGCGATCGGTGTGAAGAGCCGCACCGGCGGCGGCCATGTCTTCTTCATCGTCGGCGAAACGCCCGACCGGAAATATTTCAAGGTGCTGGAAGGCAACGCGAACGACATGGTGCGGATCGGCGACATTCCGAAGTCGGCCGTCACCGATATCCGCTGGCCCGCGGGCGTACCCTTGCCGGCGCGCTCCGCGACCTATCTGCCCGTGCTTCCCGCCGGGACCATCTCCACGAGTGAGGCCTAAGGAGAATATCGATGCCCGCCTATGTCACCTTCCACGACGGCAATCTTCCGCGCGGCGCGACCGGCAGCGAGGTTCCGCTGCTCGGCCGCCGCCTGACGAACCGCAATTCGCTCACGGTCGGCACGGTCGCAAATAGCAGCGCGGCCCCAAGCGACTGCATCGCATCGATTTCCGTGACTGAGAACTGCTGCGTCGAGATCGGCGCGAGCGGCGCGGCCAACGGCACGAATTCCGAGGTCTGGCTCGCCGGGCGCAGCGATCAGCGCGTCGTCAAGGAAGGTCAGTTCGTCTCGGTCATCGCAATCGCATGAAGCGCGGGTTCGGTCTCGGCGCGGGCTTCGGCCTTGGGGGACGCGGGCGCGGGACTTACACTCCTTCGCCCGTCCCTACCCCTACGCCTGCGCCGAGCTGGTCGGTGCAGCCGAGCATCTCCGGCACGCCGCAGGTCGGGCAGACCCTCTCGGGATCCGACGGCACCATTTCGAACGGCACCGTCTCTGCGCGCGCCTGGCTGCGCAACGGCTCTGCGATCAGCGGCGCGACCGGTGCGTCCTATCTGCTCGATCCCATCGACGAGGGCGCGGATATCAGCTTCCGCGTGACCGCTTCGGGCGCGGGCGGCAGCGGGCAGGCCACATCCTCGACCGTCGGACCGGTCACAGCAGCGCCGACCCCGACGCCTACGCCTACGCCAACCCCCACTCCGACGCCAACCCCGACGTCGATCAGCGCGCCGACGTTGACGCTGGCTGTTGGACAGACGACCTATCCGCCCGAGTTCGATATCGGATTCGACGACACGCCGGAGGTCGGCGACAATCTGCGCCTGCAGTGGGCAAACCCCGGCCAGGCTGTCGATGCCGACGGCATCTTCACCGATACGGTCGGGGGCATCGATCACGTCATCACCTCTGGCGAGGCGACTGCAAAGGCCGCAAGCATCGGTCTCAGCGCTATTTCGTCCGGAACCTATGAATATCAGGCCTATCTCACTCGCGATGCGGAGCACTCGCCGGCCAGCAACAATGTCGAGCACGGTCCCGACATCACGCCGCCTGTTCTTTCGAGCCCGACCGCGGCATCGACCGGGACGACGTCGGCCGATATTGGCGTCACGACCGAGACCCCCGAGGGTGTGCTCTATTATGTGCTGACGACCTCGGCGACGCCTCCGTCGAAGGCGCAGGTTAAGGCCGGTCAGAACAATGCCGGCGCCGCTGCCGCATGGTCTGGCTCTCAGGCGATTTCGTCGATCGGCGCAAAGACTGCCGGCGCGACGGGTCTCAGCGCGGGCACGACCTATTACGCCTATTTCATGCACGAGGACGCGACGGGCAACCAGTCGAACGTCTCCGCTGCGGCCAGCTTTGCCACTGACGCTGCGTCGCCGGTGACACAGCACGCGGTCAGCATGATGGCGACCGTGAACAAGTCGTATGGCGCCAACAATCACACCTTCGCGGCGCTCTCCGTCGGGACTGCACAGAGCAATCGCGTCTGCATCGTCGGAGTCGCGATGTACGATGGCGGTACCAACCAGCCCTCAGGCGTGACGATCGGCGGCGTCGCCGCGACCAAGATCGCGGGCGCGGGCCAAATGAGCCTATGGCGCGCCGCGGTGCCGAGCGGCACGACCGCTGACGTCGTCGTGACGTCGGCAAACAACATCGGCTGGGTCGGCGGCGGGCTGGTCGCCATCCGCACCGGATCGCCTGTCCAGGTCTCGACGGTCAGCGATGCCTTCGCTTCCGACGCGACCGCGCCATCTGTCACGCCCACGACGCCGACCGACGGCATCACGATCGCCTTCGCTGCGAAGGACAATACGGGCGTCACGGCGGCGTGGAGCGGTGCTACGGCGCAGGGCTTCAGCAACAATCTTGTCTGGTCGATCGGCATCGCTACCCGTTTGGGCGCGAGCACCGCGACCCTCACGGCTGGCGGTTTCAACGGATCGCAGAACGGCCTCATCACTGCGAGCTTTGGACCATGAGGAACGGCACGACGCGCCTTGGCGCGATGAACTTGGGCAACGGCAAAGTGGGCGCCGGCGGCTTCACGACCGGCTTTTCGATCGCTGCCGATGGTAAGAAGATGGTCCGGACCGACACATGGAACGCGTACATGTGCCCTGTTGGTGTCTCGGGACAATGGGCGCATGAGCTGCGCCCCGGCATCAACTGCAACGTCGCCGACATCGACATTTTCTACGGAGGCGATCCGCATCCGTGGGGGCAGTGCGGCACCTACGACGTCGCAATTGCGCCATCGAATAGCTCGGTCCGCTACATGGTCTGCATGGGCTATGTCTGGGTGACGCAGGATGACGGCGCCAGTTGGACGCGCTGCGCGCTGGCGCAGAAAGCGAGCTGCAAACCGAACGAAACCAACCGCATGTCGGGCAAGCCGCTCGCGGTCGATCCGCAAAATCCCGCCGTGGTCTTCTTCGGGTCGCCGCAGGGCATCCAATATTCGACCGACTATGGCGCGAACTGGACTGCGATCTCAACCGCGACGATTCCGGCGCCGACCAATGACGGAAGCGGGAATCAGCGCCGCTACATCATCGCGTTCGATCCCTCGTCTTCCGTATCGGGCGGCCGCAAGCAGGGCATCTACGTTTTCGCCAACGGCACCGGCCTCTATCGCTCGACCGATGGGGGCACGACATGGGCCGCAGTATCAGGATCTCCGACAGCAGCCAGCCATATGCGCGTCGGCAGCAACGGCTATGTCTATCTCGCGGGCAACGGCTCGAACGACAACGGCCAGTTCTATCGCTGGGTGCCATCTGGTCCGACATGGACCGCGCCGAGCGGTATAAGCTGCAAAGCCATTGCCGTCAGCCCTCACAATGCCGGACATATCTATGTCATCGGCGCCGGCGGCGGCATCGACGTTTCGACCGATTACGGCGTTACCTTTGCGCTCGGCGGCGGCAATGGCACGCTCAATACGCGCGTCGCATCCTCGATCGGCTGGCAAGCCTATACCGACGAAGATTACATGACGAACGGGGACATGGACTTCGACCCGACCGTCAACCGGCTCTGGATAGCCGAGGGCATGGGCGTCTGGTATCTCGATAGCCCACCGACCGTTCTGACCTTCCCGAGCCGTACCGTCACGCTCCACGAATTCTCGCCTGGCATCGAAAACATGGTGACGACGCTCGTCAAGGTGAACGACCAGGGCGACGTTGCTTATGCCTGTCACGATCGCGGGTTGATGATTATCCCGCGCGCGACCGCTGGGAAGGCCTCGCCGTCAACGCACGGCGGCTCAATCCGCTTCCAGCACGGCGGCGATCTCGATTGGTCTCCCGACGAGCCCGACGCTTGGATCGGCACGATCCACGGCGAGCGCAACGGGGCTGGCAACACCATCGGTCGCACGACCGACAAGGGGCTGACATGGTCCTCGAACCGCATTCTGCGCGACCTTTCGGGCAATACAGGTGGTGGCTGCATCGTTAAATTCGACGCGAACCGCTGGATTACGTTCCAGACGAACCGCGCCACGCCGCTTGCTGGCAACGCGGCGAAGAACGGCATCTATCGCACCGACGACGCAGGTGCGACGTGGACCCTCTGCACCATCGGCGACAATCAGGCGCTGAACTTCCACAGCGCCTACAATCTCTGCCGCCGAACCCTCATCGGTGACAAGAAGACCGCGGGCGTCGCCTATGCGTATAACATGGGCGACAATAGCGGGTTAGCGAGCGATCTGGCCTGCAAGGGCATCTGGAAGACGACGGATTATGGCGTGACATGGACGCGCGTGAAGGCGGGCTTCGTCACCAACTTCGCTGCCGACTTCTACCACGCGAAATTCACCCAAGGGGCCGATGCCAACGAATGGTATTTCTGCGGCGGCGATGAATGCCTCGGCCTCTGGCGATCGACCGACGGCATGGCAACATGGGCGCAGGTCACCGGCACCGATGACATCAACGGGGCAGTGAGCTTCGGCGAGGTGTTCGGAATCGGTGTCGGTCGCCCCGCCAATGGATCGCCCTATCCCACGCTGCTCGCAGCAGGCTGGCGCATGGCAAGCCCGACCGGTGCCAGCAGCGCGACGGGGTATGGCTTCTGGATCAGCTATGACAATGGCGCGACGTGGACGCGCCTGGCGCAGTTCCCGAACGGCATCTTCGACATCGTCAACGATATCGCTGGTGACCCAACGACGTTCGGCCGCTTCTACATCGGCTGGGGCGGAACGGGGATGTCGATGCTGAGCTACGATTATTCGATGCGGCTCACCTGACCTATTCGGCGACAAACAGCCCATTGAGGCGCTTGTTGCCGTAGGTTCCGTGGATCCAGTGCAGGCCATGACGGCCGCGGCCGAACACGCCCTGCAATCGCTTGGCGCAGTCGTCGAATGCGGTCTGCATCTCGATATTCACCAGATCGTCCCAATACATCACGAACGGTCCGCTGTTGTCTACAAGCGCTTCGGCAAGAAGAAAGTCGAGTTCCGCGCGCAGAGCCTCTGGGCTGTGGACCCCGTCCGAGAAGATGAAATTGAACTGGCGCCCGCGCAGCGCGGCCCACGTATCCTTGCTGAACTGGTCGCCGCGCAGATATTCGGCAGCTCCCAGCTTCGTCATCGACAGCTCGACCGCCGTCGGGGCGCCAGAGAGCGTGTCGACGATTTGCGTCTTGCCCATCTGCCGCGCTTCCATTTCGCCGCCGAGACCTTCGGCGAGGACCGGGTTGATGCGCTCGACATCAAGGCCAACAAACTGCCCCGGCACGTTCCGCACGATCTGTAGAAAATTCTTCCCGACCGACACACCGATTTCCAGATATCGCAGGTCGGACATGCCGCTCGCGATGAAGGCGATAAGATCGGAATAGGTCGGCTCCGGCTCGATTTCATTGAGCCCGGTCAGGCCAAGGCCTTGGCGTCCCGTGTCCCATTGCGCAGGCACGCCATACCGCCATAGCGATCCCGACAGATGTTCCGCCTTCACCCATTGCGGCACCTGCTCGAGGACGGACCGGTTCGCAGCGTATAACCGGGCAAAGCGCTCGATATCGTGGCTGAACCAGTCCTCAAAAACGCTCCGCATCAGCGAATTTTCGAGATGCGTTGGCCTGTAAATCTGATAGCCCTTCGCTACCAGAACCTTGCGCAGCGTCGCGCCAATTGGACCGAGCAAGCTATAACCCCTTATCAAATGTTTGGCGCAGCATGCCATTACTTCGCGTGCCTCTCTAGTCTCTATCGTTGAAGCTGGATGCGTGTCCTGTTCTGACACAATAGCGTTAAATCATCTTAGCGGAGAGATCGGCCGTTAACCCATTGCGGTAACGACGGGCAGCCCGCCGCAATTTCGCCGGCGAATCCGCCTTTTCGTTGTCGCTTTCCGATAATTGGGCTATGCCTACCGAGAGGGGGCGCGCGCCGTGGCGACCAGTGACGATCTTCGGTTTACCAAGGGATTCCTGATCGCGACGCCGATCAGCCTGCTTTTGTGGGCAGGGCTATTCCTCCTGCTGTCCGCCGCGGTTAGCGACGGCCGCGAGCTGATGGCTTGGTCCATCATTCGCGCCGGGAACTGCGAGGTCCATATCGTCGATCCGTCCCGCTCCTACCAGCCGCAATGGACGGGTCACGAGGTGACGCACTGCATCTGGGGCAGATTTCATAAATGAAGCTGCTCTCGCCCATCCTCGCGCTTTGGGGCGACGATGCCGTCGGCTTCTACTGCCCCGGCTGCCGGAACATGCACCAGGTTCCCGTCTCGGTGTCGGGTCAGGGGACGCGCCCGCGCTGGAAATATAACTATCGCCCCAGCGCACCGACCTTCGAGCCATCGCTGCTGATCCGGACCGGCCACCATGTACCGGGCCAACCTCCCCCCGAAGACTGCTGGCTGTGCAAGCGCCACCAAGAGCGGCTGGCCAAGGGTGAGCCGTCGCACCTTAGCTGCGGCATCTGTCACAGCTTCATGACGCGCGGGCAGATCCAGTTTCTCCCCGACTGCACCCATCACCTGGCGGGACAGACCGTCCCGCTCCCCCCGATCCCGGCGCGCGATGCCGGATAATCCCCCGAAGGAGAAGACCATGAAGCATTTTGTCGGAACTAAGGAGGTGCTCGCAAAGCGTATGACGCTGGGCGAGTACAATGCATATCGCGGCTGGACCATGCCCGCAGGAGAAGACCCGAATAAGGCTGGCTTCCTCGTCGAATATCTCGACGGTGAAGGTCCGAACGATGCCCGCCATGCGGGCTATATCAGTTGGACCCCGGATGGTCCGTTCCTGCGTTCCTATTGCGCCAGCGGTGAGATGAGCTTCGGCCATGCCATCGTCGCGATGCAGGCAGGGCGCCGCGTCGCGCGCGCAGGATGGAACGGCAAAGGCATGTTCATCTACATCGTCCCTGCTGCTGCATATCCCGCGCAGCGTGGCGCGGCGAAGCGCTGGGCCGGCGAAGACGCGATGATCGATTATCGGGCGTACATCGCAATGAAGACGGTCAATGACGAGGTTGTCCCGTGGGTCATCTCGCAAAGCGACGCGCTCGAAAACGACTGGTTCATCATCGACGAAGACTTGGCGCAACCTGCTGCCGAAGCGGCGTAGCGCATCCGGCGGGGCTTCGGCCCCGCCCAACTGCTGGGGGGCAGATATGAAATGGACCGCGCGCGACTGGCGCCAATTTATCGCGACTATCCTGCTCGCGCTTGCGAACGTCCCGCTCACGGTCGCGCTCTATGCGGCGCAATGGACCGTGCGCGAGAACCCCCACAATCACTACGCCTTCTGGATCGGTATCTGCGCGGCGTCGCTGATCGGCGCTTGCATCATCGGCCTGTCCGCGATTCTCGGCCGCCGAACCTTCCGCTTCAAGGTCGGCGAAAATGAAATGGAAGCCAGCGGCGAGGATGCCGACAAGATCATGGAGCAAGCGCAATGACTAAGATCATCACCTGGTTCACCGGGCTCGACATCCAAGGCAAGATCATCATGGCCTTCGTCGCGCTCGGCCTGATCGGCATCGCCATCGCGACGGCGTTCCACGTCGTCGACACCCTCACCGAAACTGCAACCGAAAAGGGCGCCGTGACGGAGCGCGCCCAAGCCCAAGGAAAGGCCATCGGAAATGTCGAATCTGCCAACGAAGCGCGCGCCGCGGTGCGTGATAATCGCAGCCGTGCTGCTTATGACGAGTGCCTGCGGTCAGCGCGAAATCCTGCGCAGTGTGAGCGATTTCTGCCTCAATGATCGCGAGGTGAAATTCGCGGTGGCGGCGACACCTGGACAGGATGATCCGGGGAACCAGCTCGACACCGACGAGACCGTCAAAGACCTGATCGAGCACAATGCGGTGCACCACCGGCTCTGCCCCGCCAAAGGCGATTGACGCGCGCGAGATTATCGATAAGCGTTAGCCCGTCCCCTGCTGGACAATCGACCCTGACCTCAAAAGGCCCGTCGCTGTCGCCCAGCGGCGGGCCTTCCTTTTGACCGTTGTCGTTATCCGATAATTTCGGTATGCCATGACGCGCGAGGAAGGGGCAACGCGATGGCCTATAACACGGCACTCAATCTCAGCACGGATGGTCTGACGTCCGGCATCGGAAGCGCGATGATCGTGCCCGGTTCCAACGGGTCTCCGACGCCCACGCCGACCCCCGCTCCCACCCCCACCGCGACGGCAACACCGACGCCCACTCCGACGCCAGCGACGCCGGCATCCTCACCGATGGATATCGCAGCGCGTATCGCCGAAATCACCGGCAAAGATAGCGCGCTGATGCGTCAGGCGCGCACCGAAGGCATGAAGCAGGCCAACCGGCGCGGCCTGATTAATTCGTCGATCGGGATCGGCGCCGCTCAATCCGAAGCGCTCAAGGTGGCATCGCCGATCGCGAGCCAAGAGGCGCAGGACCGCGCCCAGCGCGACATTAACGCGTCGCAGATCGCGGCGCAGCGCGAACTCACGACGGCACAGCTCGCGTCGCAAGAGCGCAACAACCAAGCCGACAATTTCTCGACGCAGATGGCGAATTATCAGCAGGCCCTGTCGAACACGCTGGCGAACGACAAGATTTCGTCGTCGGCGCGCGCCGCGGTGCAGCAGTCGCTCCGCGATCAGCTCAACTACGGGCTCGCATGGATGCAGAAGCTCTACGGCGTGACGATCCCGTCGTGAACACGGTCCGCCCTGCCCGCTTCGTCGATGTCCCCGCGCTGGTCGAGATGCTCGTCGAGCAGCAGCGGGCGTCGATCTATGCCGGCAAGGTTAAGGTCGACACCGACTATACCCGCAAGATGCTCCTCGCCATGGTTCACAAGCATGGCGGCATCCACGACGGAGGCACCTGCGTCTATGTCGCGACCGACGGCACCTCCGAGGTGTGCGGTTTCGTCGTCGGTGTCCTCGCCCGCGTGTACCACATTGGCGTCGAGTTGATGGCGCAGGATGCTTTCCTTGTCGTGACGAAGAAGGCGCCGCGCGCCGCCGCAGTGCAATTGCTCGACGCCTACATTGCTTGGGCCGAGGCCTCCCCCAAGGTTCGCGAGATCCAGCTCAGCCACAGCGCCGCAATCCCCGGCTCGGAGCGCATCGCCGCGCTCTATCGGCGCAAGGGTTTCGCCCCGTTCGGGCACAGCTTCCGACGCGAAGTCGAGGCGCAATCTGTAGCGAAGGAGGCCGCATGAGCGGGGTGTTGAAAGCGGTCGGCAAGGCCTTCAAGGCCGTGACGAAAGTGGTCAAGAAGGTGGCGCTTCCCGCGCTCGCGATCGGCGCGGTCGTCCTGACCGGCGGCGCTGCGCTTGGCGTGCTGCCGTCGATCGGAGCGCTCGGGTCTAGCCTTGGCCTTAGCGCCGGCCTCACAAGTATACTCAGTACCGCCGCCAGCGGGGCCACATTCGGCTTCGTTGGCGGCCTGCTCAGCGGCAAGAACCCGATCAAGGCGGCCACGACAGGGCTAATTGTCGGCGGCATCACGGGCGGCATCGGCTCGGCGCTCGGCGGCGCTGGCGGAACCGCTGCCAACGCTGCGCAGCAGGGCACGCAGGCGGCGACAGGTGCTGGGGCAGCGGCGGCATCTCCCGCAGCCGCAATGAGCGGCGGTGCGCAGGCCTTCAACGTCAATCAGGCGGTGTCGAGCCTCGGCGGCGGCATTGGATCAGCGGCGTCGCCGGCGGTGGCAGCGATCACTCCGGCTGCGGCGCAGGCCGTCGCGGCGGCGCC